TGATTTGAATGCCTCCACAATAGCGATCCTAAATCCCGTCATTCCTTCCAGTTCCACCAATTCTGCAGCTAGTGCACATACCTCACTCTTAGTTGGTTTTACTCCGTTGCATGCGATCTTATGCTCTAATGCCATGATAGATTCTCCGATTGATTGAATTACGAAACTTACTATATGAGCCCTTCGTGTGGTCGACCTCAACCGCATTGTACCAAACCAAACCAAACCAAGTCAAGCCTCCCCCTTACCCTGCCCTGCCCTATGCCCCTGCCTCCCACTAACTCCCAGTTACTTACACTCCCATCTCCCTATCTATGGGTGTAACCCTGCGTAGCAGGGTAGTGTATGTGGGATACCACTCCCGAGAGTGTGTATATAGGGGAGTGACTCCTAGAGTATGTGAATAGTTCTTAGCCTCTATATATAGGGGTACTTAAATTGAAATAAATAAATAAGAAACATATATACCTACCTATACATATACTACTCACTACACCTATGGGACGGAAGGATAGGTATATGGTGGATATAGTGAGTGGTATAGATACTGGATACTAGGATATACACTGGTAGATAGATACTGTACCGACGGGGAGGGGTCGGGGAGAGCTAGGCCGGGCACCTGATGACTTGGTTTGGTTTGGTTTGGCGAAGTTTGGTTGAGTCCGACCAAACCAAGGGATCAATCTGGCAGTATCATTGCATCTAACACACTCAACGTATGTGCTATTGCAAATCTAAAACAACTGATACGATTCTCATACGTAAAGTTTCCGCAGCTCGATTCAACATCAGACTGGCAAGCATTGAAGTAGTATTGAAATAAACTAGCTAACCTTAAATGATCTCGCATTTGATGCGATCGTATCTTAGTTACGCCGATACTTACAACAATCTCAGTTCGTTGTGATGCTAGATTCCATGCGTTGTCTGACATATCAATACCTCTTATGTGATGTGATAACCAATCCCTCATACGAAACTCCAGACCTATATAAGCATCTGGGATTCAATATTGTAAACTGTTATTGTAGTATTCCTCTCAAAGCGGAAACCAATACAACAGCGCTATGCAACCTGTGATATACGCTACTGCGAATCTTAAGTCTGACATATCTAATCTCATGCCTTAATCCCCATTCGCAACAAGTGTTTCATTAATGATAACTGCGCACTTATCAGCGAATGCTATATGATCTTGATTGTTAAAACTCGGGATTGCATTGACTGCGTACAGATTCAATGCGCACCTCAGATACTCTAACTCAATCGCGGTCAGTTCGATGTTATACATATCTTCCGTGGTGGCACTTGCTACGCAAGTTTTAATCACGTGAATTGTCATAATAGATTCTCTCAATCTCTCTCACTGAATACTCCAAAGTATCCGGCAATGCAGACTATCAAACTATCTGCCAATCTGCATTACCTCACACTTTAGGGCTACAACGCATTCAGTAAATCATCCTCTTTCACTTCCACCATCTTCTGCAACCGCAGCGTGAATCTATCCGCAAGTACATCGCCAGCAGGAACCAGACTCAGACACTTCTGGAGTTGTGCAGCGGTTTTCGGATCGTAACTTGTTTTCCCTCCTGCGAGCGCGGAAATCTTTCCCTTGAACGCAGCAACTACCGCATCAATCTTATCTGAGTCCGCCTGACTCGGAGTATCCGATACCCCTAATCTTTCCGCGAGCGATACCATCAACGAGTCCGCGATATTCTCTTTAAACCATACCTCTACATCTGCCTTCGTAACTCTCCCGCTCTCATTGCTTTCCTCCAGAAACTCACACATCGCAGCAATCCCGATACTCTCATTAGTTACATGCAGTACAGTATCACTCACATCTAGCATCTCCCTAATCATCTTATCTTGTACACCATGTAACCAAACCCGGATATGTGGTGTAAGCGCTGTAATATTCGCTGCAATATCTGCTGCTGCGATTTGTGGCAATGATACCGCTTTACTCTCTCTCTTGATCCCAAACCAGAGTGAATCCTTATTCGTTCCTGTTTTCCAGTTGAATGATGCTAACCTCTGCCCACTAAACGGCTTAGTAACTCCACTGGTATATGCTACTACTGTATTTACATTCATATCTGCGACGCTCATGATATTACCTCTTAGTGATAGATTCGGTTATCCGCTTATGCGGGTGGCATCAAGTGTGCCAAGAATATCCAGACTAGCTAGACATTCCTGATACTGACCTGACCTCGCACGCTCTGACCTGTCAATACCCTAGCCAATTCCGCACACTTCTCCAATCCGCCTTAATCGTAACTTCTTGTTCGTGCGCTTTTCCATCAAGTGAGTATACCTCTATCACCGTGATTGACTCATAACTACAATGAACTACCTTGATCCCGTGATCTTTAAGATAGTTAATCAGCACATTGATTGGCCACACTACGTTTTTCATATCAGTTACTCCTTAAGTGTCTATTAGTATCTATTAGTGTCTATTGACTTAGAGGGGGAAGAACGATACTATCATCATCACGAATTTCTGGTTTCAACCAAACCAGCCTATCCACCCCTAGCTACTTGCAACTGCACTTCCAATACATCCAGTATCTCACAACTTGCACGCACATGCAACCAGTTTCTTCTATCATTCCATCGATTCTTACTATCGCATGCCTCACACTGATAGTACTGTACATCCATCCAGTATCCACCTCCTTAGCCACAACTACGAATCATTCTCGCAATGGGAACACGAATCTAAATGATACTGATTCTCATTGCCATTCAGGTGAGGGGGATGGAGCCTTTTTGCCTACGCGCGTGATGGTTGTCCTATAACGACTCCCAAATATTACTAAATTTTTTCACAATTCACTCACTCAACTAAGAAACTCGCAAGTAATGGTGTAGGATCTCACCCCCAAGATAGTTACTGAATACTGGATACTGCTCCCATACAGAACTCACGGAGAGCATCATGAGCATTAATCATTCCACCTCGGTACGATCTCCCACGGAAATGAGAGCATTAGAATTATTGGGATCAGGGCTGAGACCAGAAACCGTGGCGAATGCGGTAGGAGTCACAGCCGGAAGGATATCACAACTCTTAGCGGATCCCACATTCGCGGAAGAAGTGACGAAGCTGCGAGTGGGCGCACTCCAGAAACATAATGTACGTGATAATGCGTATGATGCTATCGAGGATGATCTGTTGGGTCAGTTTCGCACAGCTATGCCGATGCTGATGAAACCAATGGAGATCCTGAAAGGTATGCAGGTTATAAATGCGATGAAACGCAGAGGAGTCTCAGCTCCCGAAGCTATTCAGCAGTCCTCTGTAGTGGTTACTATCGTGATGCCTACAAAAATTGTGCAGACATTTACTACGAATATCCATAACCAAGTGATCAATGCAGGTGATCAGGAACTGATTACTATTCAATCTGGGCAGATGGGGAAGATGCTAGGTGCGAAAGCAGCAGCTGGGAGAGCTACTCAAGCAGTTATTCAGGAGCGAGTAGGTGCATTATTAGATTCGAAAACACAAGTAGCACACCCAAATGGAGTACAACATGACACAGCTAGAACTCAAGCAGATGAAAGCATTGCAGGATACTGAGAAGGAAGCGCACCGTGCAGTGCTCGAACAGCGAAACAAACTCGCAGCTAATGCAATGCTCGTACGGATGCTGGCGTCGGTGGCCCCAGGTGAGAGTTCGCTCGCATCAGAAGTAGCTGAAGCTTACGTAGGAGTTAGTATCTATGAGTAGCCACTCGAAAAATATGGAGACTCTTGGATTCGATGGAGAGGATCTGAGAGAAGCTGGGATCGAACTCACTCAAGAGGAAGAAGAAGCATATCTGAAATCCCAGCGGCTGATAGATGAGGCACAAACCACTCAAGAGATCAATGCCTCGCAGCAGGAGATTCATGATGCCTCACGAGACTCACTGGATTTCCTAGCTGCTCTCATCATGCCTACCGTGTTTCAGTTCTTATTTCCAGCTGTGTTTAAAACTGTGTGGAACTGGTTGCTATCCTATGTGCATAAGTCCAGGGACTTCAGTAAGTTGGTTCTAGGCTTACCTCGCGGATTCGGTAAATCCACACTTATGAAAATTTTCATATTTTATTGCATAGTTTTCACTAAAAAGAAATTCATTCTGATTATAGGCGCTACTGCTACTCTCGCAGAAAATATCATTGCTGACGTAGTAGATATGCTAGAGGAACCGAATGTGAAAGCTGTGTTCGGTGACTGGAAACTGGGGATGGAGAAAGATACTCAGGGACTGAAGAAGTTTGGATTTCGAGGACGTAACATAATACTTGCAGGACTTGGTGTAGGTGGTGCACTCCGAGGTCTGAATCTAAAGAATGAGCGTCCAGATGTGATGATCTTTGATGATGCGCAGACTCGTGAGTGTGCAGATTCTGTGGTGGAATCTGATAAGCTTGAGCAGTGGATGATTGGTACTGCGATGAAAGCGAAATCCCCTCTAGGTTGCATGTACGTGTTCATTGGGAATATGTACCCAACGAAGAATTCAATTCTGCGGAAGTTAAAGACAAATCCTCAGTGGGTGAAATTCATCTGTGGTGGGATTCTTGCGAATGGTGAATCTCTCTGGGAAGATCTGCAACCGATTAAGCAACTCCTGGAAGAGTACGAGTCAGATCTGGCAGCTGGTCGCCCGGAGATATTCTTTGCAGAAGTACTTAATGATGAGAATGCAAGTGCAAATAACCTAGTAGATCTCTCGAAGTTACCTGCTCTCCCGTACGAGCCGAATGATATCCCAGTCGGTAACTTTATCATCATTGATCCATCGAATGATAAAGCGAACTCTGATGCTGTGTCAGTAACATACTGGGAAATATACGATACGAAGCCTGTGCTGATCGAACTTGTGGAAGATAGGTTAAGTCCAGGGCAGACAATTGGAGTAGCGCTTGGTATGGCACTGCGGCATAACTGTCGCCTGATCGCAATTGAATCTAACGCGTATCAATATTCCCTTCTCTATTGGTTTGATTTCATCTGTGCTCAGAAAGGCTTAGTCGGTATCCAAGCGGTGGAGATCTATTCAGGATCTATATCCAAGAATACTCGAATAGTATCCATGTTTAAATCCCTCATGGCTGGTGAAATCTTCGTATCCACAGCATGCAGACCTGCGGTAGACTTGCAAATTGTAGGATTTAATCCACTCAAGCGGGATAATACTGACGGACTCCTGGATTGCATCACATACGCTCCGAAAGTGATAGAGTTGTATGGTGAATTCTTAGTGAGTCTGGAGATTGGAGTATCCCAGGAGTTGGATTCGATCGCAGTACTCTCAGATAACTCGTGTTTTTAACCTCGAAAGTGATACTCATATGGCCGCTACCACACCAATGCTGCTCTCAAAGAATTCTCAGGCAGCGCTAATACAATACCTTCGCTCCTGCTATCAACAGCACAATGTGATGTACAACATGCGTGCGCGCATGCTACAAATCGATAAGCAATATGCACGAGAGACCAATAACTTAGAAGAACAAGCTCGCGCTAAGGCAGCTAACCGCGCAGGTAATCAGAATCGTTTCCAGGATATAACCATTCCAGTAGTTATGCCTCAAGTGGAGAGTGCGGTGACATATCAAGCCTCAGTGTTTCTTACAGGTACGCCTCTCTTCGGAGTAGCAGCATCTCCTGCGTACGAGAATGAAGCACTGGCAATGGAAACTGCGATTGACGCGCAAGCTACTCGCGGTGGCTGGTCACGACACTTTACTATGTTCTTTCGAGATGGATTTAAATACAACCTCTCCGCAGTAGAAGTATCCTGGGGGCGAGAAGTTACGGTAGCGTTGGAGACAGATATCGGATTCTCCGCTTCCCAAGCGAAACCTAAGGAAGTAATCTGGGAAGGGAATAAAGTTAAACGCCTGGATATGTATAATACGATCTACGATACTCGTGTAGCTCTCGCAGAGGTGCATACCAAAGGTGAGTTCGCAGGATATGTGGAGTTGTACTCCCGGATCGCACTGAAAAAGATGCTGAATGAGTTACCTGACGCACGCACTGATAATATCAAAGAAGCATTCGAGTCTCCGACGATGGGATTGAGTATCGGAGGTGACGCATCTCCTGGCACTTTCTATGTTCCACAGGTGAATCCAGATGTGCCAGCTCAGAATCTACAAAGTGGTACGATGAACTGGGAATCTTGGGCAGGTATCGCAGGTGCAGATCAGAAGATCGCATATAAAGATCTGTACCATGTAACCACTCTGTATGCACGAATCCTGCCTTCGGACTTTGCAATACGAGTTCCAGGAGCTAATACTCCTCAGGTGTGGAAGTTCATATTCGTGAATAACGCGGTGCTGGTATATGCAGAGCGCCAAACGAATGCGCATGGGTACATTCCTATCCTGTTCGCACAGCCGCTGGAAGATGGATTGAATCAGCAGACGAAATCATTAGCATCCAATGTGGCTCCGATCCAGGATATCACATCCGCACTGAGTAACTCCAGCATCGCAGCACGGCGCAGATCTATCAGTGATCGTACTCTGTATGATCCATCTCGCATCACTGAAGCACACATTAATAACCCTAATCCATCTGCGAAGATTCCAGTACGATCAGCTGCGTATGGGAAGAACATAGCAGATGCTGTGCACCAGTTTCCATTCAGAGATGATCAGGCACAAGTAAATGCACAACAAATGCAGATGTACGGTTCCATGGCTAATACGATCAGCGGCCAGAATCCTGTGCGTCAAGGTCAGTTCGTAAAAGGGAATAAGACTCAGTCCGAGTTTCAGGATGTGATGTCCCATTCGAATGGCAGAGATCAGTTAACTGCGATGGGATATGAGACCACTGTATTCACACCTCTAAAAGAGATCTGCAAAATCAATATCTTGCAGTACCAAGGTGGTGTGTCTCTCTATAATCGCGAGAAGAAACAGCAAGTAACACTTGATCCAGTAGCACTCCGTAAGGCAGTTCTTGAGTTTAAAGTATCTGATGGTCTGACTCCTACAGATAAGCTGATGGATACAGATACTATGCTGGTAGCGATGCAGCAGATTGGATCCTCACCTGCGATAGGATCTGCGTATAACCTAGGCCCACTGTTCAGCTATCTAATGAAACTCAAAGGTGCTGATATTGGAGCATTCGAGAAAAGTGGCGAGCAGCAAGCGTACGAACAAGCGATGGGTCAGTATCAGAGTATGATCCAGCAGCTGTTCAAAGAGAATCCAGATGTGAAACAAGAACAACTGCCACCGGCGCCGAAACCCCAGGACTACGGTTATGATCCGGCGAAGAAAGCAGGAACTGATATGAGTACGCCACCTAGTAAGGTGCCTGCTCAGTAATAGAAAGTTACTGTAAATCGGCCGCAGGTGAGCCCCAGAACCGAGCGGACTGGAGTGCCTAGGTGGCGCAGGTGGCGATCACACATAAGCAGGAAGCTTACAAGAGAATAGAATTGTGTCGCAGCTATCGCCTTAAGGCGAGAGACCGAGATAATTCCTCTTGTAAATTACTGTGTTGTGTTATGATACCTGGAAAAGCCACCGATGGTGCGGAAGGCAGCGGATACCACCATTCAATAGACTCACCCCAGAAAGACAGGAAATCACCATGGCTAAGCCAATTATCAATCAGTTCTCCAGTTTCGAACTCACTGAATCTGAGCAACTCGCTGGAACCATTCTCACGTATGAGCAGAAACTCGTACTGCAGAATCAACTCGCAATGATCAGTGCTGAGAAACTTGCACTCGCAGCAGACCCAAATAACTACGCAGCTTACATTCAGCAGGAAGCATATAAGGCAGGACAGATCGCACAGATTCAGTATCAACTTGATTGCTCGATAGCCTCTGAAACTATTGTAGCGAATCCAGACTCGCAAGATTAACTCGCAGCAGTAGCACCCACCTCAGTATCATCCCACTCTACCAACTCTTAAAGGAATCACATCATGTCTATCATGGATAAAATCTTCGGCAAAGCCCCAGTTACTCCTGCTCCAGGTACCCAAGTACTTCCAGGAAATATCCCAGCTGGGAATCCGAACCCTGCACACCCAGCAAATCCAACTGCTCCTGCTGCAACTGTTGCTGCTACTGAGCCAGCCGGCCCTGTATCTCCACTCGATGCGTTCAAGGGCTTGTGGGAAACTGATCCTAATGCAAAAGCACCAGTACCTACTCCTGGGATGTTCGACAACGTAACTCCTGAAAAACTTCAGGAAGCTGCACGGAAGAACGATTTCAGTAAGGTAGCTACACCAGAACTGCTGGCTGCAATCAATGCTGGTGGTGAAGGTGCTACTGCTGCAATGGTACAAATGATGCAAGGTATGGCGCAAAAAGGTTTTGGTGATTCTGCATTCGCTACTACCAAGATCGTAGAACAGGCGCTGGCAGCGCAGCAAGAGAAATTCATGGCGCAACTGCCGGCACTCATGAAGAATCAAAACGTGTCAGAAAACCTGCGTAACGCAAATCCCATCTTCAATCACCCCGCTGCTGCACCTATGCTGGAAGTAATGAAAGCTCAGGTGATTCAGAAGCATCCAAATGCAACAGCTGCTGAAATTCAAGCCATGGCGCAAGACTACTTGGTTAACTTCGCATCTGCTGCTACCCCAGTAACTCAAACTGCTGCATCCAAAGCTGCTGCTGCGGAAATGGATTGGTCTTCGTTCGAGTAACTCTTCGAGTTATATCTTCTTTCAACTTCTAAGGAACTATTATGTCTCTGCTTAAAATGATGGCTCGTGATTCGGGCCTGATGCGCCAAGTAAGTATCGGTGATTTGCTCGGTGCTTCTGAAACTCTCACTGCTCTGGCAACTGCTGGTGCTGGTGCTCTCACCGGTGCGCTCCTCGCTAACAATATCATCAACCGTACTGGCCCTGGTGGGGCTGTTGCAGATACGCTGGATACTGCACCTAACATCATCGCAGCTGTTCCGGGCGCTGCCACTGGTGATTCGTGGCGCATTCGTTACATCAACACGGTAGCATTTGCTATCACGTGGACTGGCGTTACTGGTGTCACGGTGACTAATGGTATCGTGAATGCCTCCTCGGTGAAAGAGTTCTTGGTAGTTCTTACCAATGCAACTCCTCAGTCGATCGCAACGGGTTCTACCACCAATGCATCAGCAGTTGTAACTGGTATGACTGCTGCACAGACTGCACTCATCACTCCGGGTCAACTGATTACTGGCACTGGTATCACTGGTGGTACGAAAGTACTGTCCGTGCAACCGGGCATTGGTGTAACTCTGGATGCGAATGCAACTGCTACCAACGCACTCGTAGCACTCACGTTTAACCCAGTAGTTACCGTCACTGGTCTGGGTCAAGGTCTGCTGTAAGATTTTCCAGTAGTACAAATGGCGGTATTCCGCCACTCCTCTTACTTACTTTGAATGGATAATATTATGTCTACTGGTATCTTTAACTCCTCGGCTCTCACGCAAGATCTTGCTAAGAAGAGTTTCGCAGGAATGATTACTCGCCTCATGCCGAATGGTACTGCACCGTTGTTCGGTATGACTTCCATGCTGGGCGAAGAAACTGCTGTGGCAACTGAGCATGGCTTCTTCACCAAGACCATGCTGTTTCCTCAGCTCACACTCAGCGCTGCTGGCCAGACTGCCGGCGATACGGTATTCGCGGTACTCAGTACTCTGAACATCCTGCCAGGCATGATCATGCGAGTGGATAGCACGTTCGAGAATATCATCATCAACAGCGTTCTCTCGCCTACTCAGGTATCAGTTGCTCGTGGCTTGGGTTCCACCGCAGTTGCAGCTAGTGCTGCTTCGATTAACCTGTACCAAGTTGGTAACGCATTTGAGGAAGCTTCGCTACGTCCTAATGCGCTGAACATCAATCCAGTACGTATCACGAATCTGACCCAGATCTTCCGTAACAGCTGGGGTATTTCGGATACGGTTCGTGCAACTCTGATGATTGCTGGTGAAACTAACCAAGCAGAGAGCAAGCAGGATTGCGCTGCTTTCCACGCAGCTGATATCGAGAAAGCTTTGTTCTTCGGACAGAAGTCCCAGTCCACTCGCAATGGTCAGCCGTTCCGTACCATGGATGGCTTGATTAACATCGTGGGTAATCTGTCGTACTACCCATCGAGCTACAGTGCTGCGAATATCACCACTGCGGGCGCTACCACGAACTACACCCAGTTCGAAGCTGCACTGGATCCAGTGTTCAATCAATCCACGGATCCTAAAGTTGCTAATGAGCGAGTATTGTTCGTTGGTGGTCTGGCTCACAAGGTAATTAATACCATCGGTCGTCTGAATGGTACGTATTTCCTGACTGATGGTCAGACTTCGTACGGTTTGCAATTCAGCACGTTCAAAACCACGCGTGGCACTTTCCGCCTGATCGAGCATCCGCTGTTCAACACGAACGCCAGCTGGAGCAAGATGGCAGTGGCAGTGGATCTCTCCACGTTCAAGACTGCGTATCTGGGTAATCGCAAAACTCAGTATAAAGATTTCAACGCTGAGCCGGGAGCTGCTGACGACAATGGTATCGACGCTGTTGGCGGCACGCTCACCACGGAGATGACTTGCGTGGTGAAGAATCCACCAGCTAATGCTGTGATCTATAACCTCACTGCTGGTGCCGCAGGTTAAGATGTAGCTATGCTGAGTGCGAGTATTTGCTGTAACGGCAGTACTCGCATTCTTTTCAGTTGGAGACTCAAATGGCCTCAGTAAAACAACCATCGAAAGTTTCAAGTATCACAATCTCGGGGAATGTACTCACAGTTTCTGCTGGTCGGGTACTTCCTCCGAACGATACGCTAAGTACAGTTCTCACACATCACACTACTCGCCCCCAGTTTGTGAAAGCAAATCTGACGAACGGAGACATTACGATCCGGTTCCCGTTGCAAGTAACATCCATCACGATTAACTCAGTTGTATATACCCCAGATGCCTCAGGATTTATTGTGATTCCTGCTGCTGATGGAACTGCATTTCTAGAAGAATTGAAGTACGCTCTATAAGTAGTAGTTGCAGTGCCCGTATCACTCCTGCAGTATCCCACATCTCACACACCTAGCTAGGAAATCTACCATGTCTATCCGCAAAATCTTCAAGTCGCATCTCCCAAGTGTTAACTATTTCTTCTCCAATGGTATGCAAGGTGCATTCATGTTGGGTCGTTTCGAAACTGATATTCCATATCAAATCCAGGAACTCACTAACGAGGTCAAAAGTGGACATCCCCACATCTATATTGATCAAGCTGAAGAAGAAATTGACTCGGAAGCCCCAACGCCAATGGAACTCATCCGGGCAGAAGCGTATGCACAAGCAAAGGCTGATCTGCTTGCTGCTGGAGCTATGAGCGGCAAAGTGAGTGCGAGTGATTCTGGCAAGTTCAGTGATTCGGTAGCCAATACTGCTACGATCGCAGAAGCTGCTTCTGGTTCGGACAGTGGCTCTGCCTCGCAAGCATTGAACGCAGCAGGAGCTCCAGCAGCTGCAACTGGCGCATCACTCATGGCTCTCTCCGCACTGAAATCGAAATAATCTTAGGACTCTGCCATGACCACTTCACTCGCCAGTCTGACTGCTGATGTTATCACTCTTACCAACAGGCCAGACTTGGTGGGTGAAACTTCTCTTGCAATCAGGGCAGCTACCCTCAAAGCACATCACTCAGATTTCTATTACAAAGATCTGTACGAGACTGGGATTCAGTTTGACTTCTCTCTCGCGCAGCAGTCGCTTGAGTATAAAACCGTACTCCCACGCTGGCGCGCACTGAAGTATCTGCGCCCGTATGATAACAGTGTGACTCCAGGAGTAGCGCAGGGTGAGCTTGAAGTTATTTCTCCTGATAACATCTTTGATTCGTACTCGGTCACGAAAGAGAACGTATGCTACGTGGCCGGACTAGAACTCCAAATTCGCACGCTCGCAGCTTGGCAATACTTTCTACTTGGCTGCTACCTGAATCCAGATGTGACTGCCGTAGGATACAGTTCCTGGATCGCAGATGAACATCCTTTTGCTATCGTGTATGAAGCAGCAGCGATCGTGTTTAAAAGTATTGGCTACGACGAGATGGATGCTCGCTATCGTCAGATGGTTCAAGAAGAATACGCCGAACTTAAAATGAGTAATATTGTGGCTGTAGGCTACTAGGAGAATTACATGACTGCATCAGTTTGGACACCAGCAGTACCTTCGATCATCGTTGATCCAGCACTGCGCACAGATTTGGCCGCGGCCGCAGCAGCAGCAACTGCTGGAGCTACGTTAGTTACAACAATACTCCCCTCTGTGGGAGCAGTTGCGCTCAACCTACAAAAATATCTGGTGGAAGGTAATCGTTACAGCGCTTTTGGATTCATTGATCCATCTAAGCACGCAGGTATTCGCGCTGGCACCGATAATGCTACGTATGAAACGCAGCTCCAGAAGTGGCTGGATGCTATGAAGGCAGATAACCACGGCGGATTCCTTCCAAACGGTACATTCCTGCTGGGCGCTGTGAATTATTACCTCGATGGAGGAGCTCCATTTGGTATCACTAGTCTAAAACTTCCAGATAATACTGACATCGAAGGTGAATCGCAGCGAGCAATTCTCAAAGCTGTGAATGGTATGTATGGTGCAGGCGCGTTCTATCGACTGTTGTCGTCACGCGATGCTACTAGACTCAAATACGCACGTCTGCACAATTTCAGTGTGGATGGTAATAAAGCTAATCAGACTGCCAGTACTCAGTGTTCGAATATCGTACTAGAAGTAGATCAGGATGTGTCAGTTTCATATTTGCGTTCCATCAATGCTAATGGTAACGCCATCATGCTGCGAGGTGCTGTTGGTGGAGTTGCTGGACATATCACGGTAGATCACTGCCTAGTACAGAATGCAGCTACCATTGGCATTCAAATGTCTCACGTAACTGGCGGGCGCATCACCAACAACGGAGTCAGCACAACCGGGGATAATTGCATCGACTTCTACGGAGAAGATGGCACCACAACTGCTGATGATCCAGCTATGGTAATCTCTGGGAACGCGCTATACAGCAGCTCGCTGGTGGGTATCTTTGTAGAGACCAGCTCACATGCTAACATCTTCGGGAATGTAATTAATCTGTGTCCATTCGGTATCAATGTGAATCGTATTAATGGCCAACCTCGCGCAGTTAATATATCTAATAATATCACGCGCGCATGTAACACTGGCTCGCGAGTGACTGGGGATACCGGTGGAGTTGCTATTAAAGATAACATCTTTGATGGATTCTCAGTCGCTGGTGTTCAACTTGGTGCAGGGGCTGCAGGTAATACCTCGTACGTAGATGTGAGTAACAACACATTCATTCCTGCGACTAACACAGTAGCCTGCATTTCTATCCAAGGTGGCGTAGCTTCGTATAACACAGGTCGGAATAACACGGTAATTAGCGCAGGTATCACGGAAGCGTATTTGCTTAATAACACAGCACTTACTTCAGTAGTTAATAACATCGGTGGATTTAAAGTGATTCCTGGACAAGTTGGCCCTGACTCATTCTCGCTTAAAGCTAAGGTAGTGGATTTACAACTACTGAATGGTTCAGTGAACAATCTTGCAGCTAACTTCACAACTGTAACTATCCCTGATAATACTTCTGGTACTGTGCAGATTACCGGATATCAAGGCGGTGTTGGTCGATCACGCAGGCTTGTACCGTACATGAAGTATGGTGGAACTCTGGTACTTGGAACTCAGGTAGTAGATCCAGTGGTGACCGCAACTCCCACGAATGCTTGCACTGTAGTTGCGAATCAGCTGCAGATTAATTTCGTAGCAGGTGCGAATAACTATGCTCAGTGGGGGTTGCAGGAAACTCCGCAGGATTAGGATGTGAGCGCCTGCAACATTGAACACACGAGGAAATATAATGACACAAATCACGTATCGAGGAAATCTCTCTGCCAAAGTATTTCCTCTAGTTTCTGAGTACTTTGGTCGTACTGTAATTGTAGCTGGGCAGGATCAGAACTTCTCACGACAGCTGGGGAGTTCCGAGGATCCAGATAAAGATAGAGGTATCCCACAACTGTACTACTGCCATAACGTGATGCCAACTTCTGAAGGATTTCAGAGCATTGGATTCGAGCGTAAGCTCTCCAGTGCGCTGGCTGCAGGATTCACAGACATATTCAATCTCCGAGATGGAGCTGGCGTTGAGGTATTTTTCTCGCACGCAGCTGATGGAACCAATTGGGTATTGCCATTCGGTGGGATTGCTTGGGTTCAGATCAATACAATTCCAGGAACTGCTGCATGTGTGACCACCACTGCTACGATCAACGGGCAGACGTTCTTGTATTTCTCAAATGTGGGATGTTACCTGTACGTGGTTGCCAGCAATACTCTGGTTCCAGTGGTGATGAGTGGGCTGGATATCGCCCAAGTTCTCGGGATCGTAGCTAGCGCAGGTTATATGATCGCTTGGACTTCAAGTGCCATCGCATGGAGTTCTACTGTTGCACATACCATTCCAACTGATCCAATTGACTTCGTACCTTCTCTGGTCACCGGTGCTGGTGGTGGCTCCGTGGAAGCTGCGAAAGGAAGAATCACTTTGTGCGTAACTCACTTTCTGGGATTCATTGTATACACTACGGACAATGCAGTAGCTGCTGTGTACAGTGGGAATGCTAAGTTCCCATTTAATCTACGAGAGATCGTAGCTTCCGGCGGACTCGCAGATGCGACTCTCATCTCTACTGACTCAGGCTCAGGAAATCACTACGCATACACCACATCAGGGCTCCAGCTTGTATCCATCTCTGCCTCTCAGACGGTGTTCCCAGAAGTTACTGACTTCCTCGCCGGTGAGTATTTCGAAGATTTCAATGAGTCCTCACTTCAGTTCGTTGCCACTGATCTTACTGCACCTATGCGTAAGGCAGTGAATGTGATCTCTGACAGGTATCTAGTTATATCCTATGGTGTCTCGTCTCTCACTCATGCACTTGTGTATGATACTGCACAGAAGCGATGGGGAAAAGTTAAAGTGAATCACGTATGCAGCTTCGAATTCAAGCTTCTGAATCCAGAAGTCACTGAGACCCCTCGTGATAGTCTTGGGTTCCTGAAAGCAGATGGTAGCATCTACGTGGTGGACTTCACGTATACATCTCCCAACTCGAATGGTGTGATGCTGCTCGGGAAATTCCAGTATGTGCGCTCCCGTACAATTCAGTTGGATAGCGTGGAGTTGGAGAATGTGCGAACTGGTACGAACTTCCAGTTATACGCACTCACATCACTCAGCGGCAAGAGTACCTCAGGCGCGCCGATTCCAGGATATCTTGCAGAGACTGGAATAAATTTCAGGAAGTATGCCTTCCGTACCACCGGGCTGAATCACACACTCCTGTGTATTGGTAACTTCTTCATGGTTTCATTCATACTGAAATTCAATATTCACGGACGGAGATAATATGCCATCCACTGCAAAAGTAAGTTTTAACTTAGGACTACCTGCAACTCCTGAGAGTTCAGATCCTAAGTTATTCTATGAGCTTGTGAAATTGTATAACGCAATTAACATCATCGCACAGAACATAGATGGCTACACGAGAGATGGAACTCTGAGTACTGTGGTGGATGGAAAAGCTCCACTGGATGGAGTAGGAACTACGGGTACTTGGCCGATTGGAATCACAGGGAATGCAGCCACAGTGACAACTGTGAGCGGTGCTCAGGTGATAGCAGGTCTTGGATATACTCCATACAATTCCACGAATCCTGCAGGATATATCACCGCTGCCTCCGCCCCGGTTACCTCAGTTGCAGGAAAGACAGGAGCAGTAACTCTCGTAAAGGGGGATGTAGGACTCGGTAATGTTGACAATACCAGTGACGTGAATAAGCCGGTAAGCACTGCGCAGGCAACCTCTATTGCAACCAAAGAACCAACAATAGCAGCAGGAACCACTGCGCAATACTGGCGAGGAGATAAGACTTGGGTAACACTTAACTCATCCTCGGTCGGACTAGGTAACGTAGATAACACTTCAGATGTGAATAAGCCGGTTAGTACTGCAACCACCACGCAGTTGAATCTCAAAGCTGCTAAGACAGATAATCTTTCAGTGTTCGCAGCTACTACGTCTCTGCAATTAAAAACACTTCTCAGTGATGAGACCGGTTCAGGTGCTGCTGTGTTTGCTGCTGATGCTGCTCTCGTATCCCCTACATTTCTAGATGGATCAATCCCAAATACCTCCGGAACTAACACAATTACGGTACCGGATGGAGCTGCGTATGACTGCATCGTAACCGCAGTGCAGGGCGGTATTGGTAGCTCCAGTTGGGCGGTGCCTTGCATCAAGCGAGGTGGAACTCTTGCGATCGGTACGATAGTGAAAACAGTACTCTCCGGTGAACCCATCTTTTCGCTCACGATAGTTTCTAATAACCTATCTCTCGTAGTGAATGCTGCTAACACGTATGTCACCTACGCATTCACGCGTAAAGTCCTTCTCGGAGCTTAAGTCATGAACACTTCCCATAACACTTCCCACACCACGTCTCTCTCAGATCACTTCTCTCTTGCGGAAGCATTAGCTTCTGAAACTGCCGAACGGATGAATCTTATGAATACTCCAGATGACACCGCTACTTCCGTGATGTATCGCACCGCTATAGCGATGGAGCGAGTACGTCTGGTGCTGGGGAACAAGAGTATTCACATTAACTCCTGGTATCGCTGCCTGCTGCTGAATAGGGCACTCAGTTCTAAAGACTCTTCTCAGCATCTTAAGGGAGAAGCAGTTGATTTTATCTGTCCTGCCTTTGGTGATCCTCTTGCAATCTGCCGAGCGCTCATTGCTGCCTACGACTCAATCCGATTTGATCAACTCATCTTGGAACATTCATGGGTGCATATCTCCTTTGCTATCTCTACTGGGAAGCCACGTAAGCAAGTGCTATCCTTACTTTCAAATGGTGGATACGCAGTTGGGCTTACCAATAAGGAAGGAACTAGCTATGAGTAATAACCGACCGGCAGCTACTCAGGTGTCGAATGAAGATTTGCAGGAGAAGTTAGACGCATTTGAAATCAAATTCAATAAGCAGGAGGCTAAGTTAGATCTTATGCTTATTCGCACAGATGAATTAATTCTCGCGTATAACACAGCCAAAGGAGTTACTGTGTTTGTCAAATGGCTCGCCGGCTTAGTAACTGCCGGCGGCATTCTCTGGACTGCTGTGCTAGGCGGAAAGATCCCTCACCCATGAATCCTTCAGAACTCATTAAGAGTGTACTTCCTTGGATAGGTACTGCACTCGGCGGCCCCTTAGGAGGTTTAGCTGCTACCTTCGTAGGTGAGAAGTTAGGACTTCCAGGAGCTAGTATCGACGCAGTTAAGAGCATGCTCGGAGGTATGACTCCTGAGAAGCTTGCGGAACTCAAAGCAATGGACCAAGAGTTCCAACTGAAGATGGCTACGCTCCAAGTTGATTCGCTCTATAAGATGGAGCAACTGAGTGTGCAAGCGTATCAGTCAGAAGTAGCTGCGGCGGTAGCTGTGAATGCTACCATGCAGGCGGAAGCTGCAGCGGAGCACTGGCCCACGTATAGTTGGAGACCTGCAATTGGATTCGCAGTAGCATTCAATCTGGTATCCGCTTCGATCGTGGTGTTCATTGCGTATCTATTTAAACCCTCACTGGTGAGTAATATTCCTGAGATGCTGACAGCTCAAGCTGCGCTCAACGGAGTAGCCATGCCGATCCTAGGAATCGCATCTTGGTTCCGAGGTAAGGCTCAGGCAGGAGAATCTGGTATGCCGGTCACGGTGAGTACCACTAAAGTTACAACTAAAGGATAAGGGAGAATAGCATGGCTACTGGCGATCTGGCATCACGAGGTAATAGTGGTATGCAGGACATTCAATCACTGCTCGGAATTTTTAAAGGCGGAGCTAAAACTACGCAGAGTACTTTCGAGACGGTGAGTTCTGATAAAGCGAATGCTTACATTAAGCAGATCATGGAATCATCTCAAGGTCTGGCAGCTGTGAGCAGTGGGCAGAAAGGTGCAGGGTTGTATAACTCTTCCACGAATCAGTTGCTCACGAATGATTTGCTCTCAAGAACTGCAGGACAAACAGCTGCGCTGAGTTCCGCGAAAACTACAAGTACTCAGACTGGTAAGCAGGCAGATGTACTAGGTACCCTACTAGGTGTTGGTGGTGGCGCTCTCGGTAGCGCGCTGCTCGGTCCTGCACTAAAAACTGGCGCAAAAAAATTAGGAGTGGATAAGTGGGGCCAGGAGATTAGTGATAGTATCTTCGGAAGTGCTGGCACGAGCATGGGAAGTATTGGGGAAAGTGTCGGTGATATCTATCCAGCTGCGTTTGATTCTGTAGCAGTGGATGCCGGTGTATTGGGCGATATGAGTTTCATGGATTCAGTTACTGCTGGAGCAGGTGGTGATGCCGCAGCGGCGGGCGCAGCAGGTGAGGGTGGTGCTAGTATTGGTGCTGGAGAAGTTGCAGCTCTTGGTGCTGGTGGCGCTCTTATTGGTTCTGCTCTCGCAGGGGCTGGAACTGCCGCAGGTGCTACTGCTGGCGGATATGCAATCGCGGCAGGAGCTACTGAGTTCGCAGCCACGGCAGCCACTGCCGCTGAAGGTGCAGGTGTCGTAGATGCTATTATCACTGCAATCGCCTTGTGGATCGTTTGTACAGAATTGCGCAAGCAGAGTCGCATGCCACAAGCTCACTATGTGTACGGTGCGCGTAAGTTCGCTACCTATGATGACGCAATCAAGCGTGGTTACTATGTGTGGGCGATCCCTTCCACGAAACATCTTCGCGAGAATCCATGTAGCGCTTATAGCAAATTCCTGGAAGTTCTATTCTGCAACCGTGCCGAGTATCTGGCAGCTCAAGAGAACTGCAAAGGCGCACGTAAGACTGTGGCAGGATTCGTAGCTACCTATGCTACTCACGGAGTCTGCTGGATTCTGTCGCGCACGATCGCACGTAAGCCATACACGCTGGAACAAATCAAAGGACACTCACATGCCTGATTCCCTCACAGATTTGATCGCTAATGTAGGTGCCTATCAGTCAGGCGCTAACGCAGCGACTCAACAGATCGTAGCATTAACTCAGTCGCAGGCAGCACTGAGTCAGGCTGATTCCAAAGTATATGCGCAGGTAGCTACTGACCAGAGTACTGTGACTGCTGCTGCCCAAGCTGCTGCTCTGCGTACTCAGGCGGATAAGATTAAAGCTGCCAATGCGTTTCATACGAATCTCTCAGATGTAAGTGAGCAGATTACTCTGTACGCAGCAGCAGCTGATGCAGCTCAAGCTACTAAAGATGAAGCACTAGCAGAGATTGCTCGCAAGGATTCTGTGACTCTGTTCGATAATCCAATCGAATACATCATGAATCAATTCACCGTAGGTGGTGACATTGCGAAGCACAACGCCGCGAACGCTCAGTTAGAATCTGCCAATGCGCGTATTCAGACTATGAATGCGAACACGCAGACAACAGTGCAAACTCAGAATGCAATCAGTGAACCACTTACAGCTGCGAGCGCGGAGGCAGCAACACGTATTGCAGCCGCAGCTGCTACAGTGGAAGCGAATAAGGCAGCTGCACAGGGACTCAGTTATAATGTAGCTGGGATTCAGGCAGCTCTGAATAATTCGAAGGAATCATTACGTCTGCAATTTGATGTTAATGGCGCTCGTAACACGGAAAGACAAATTGGAATCAGTCTAGAACATCTCTCGCTTGCGAAGCAGGAGTTTGCTCAGAAGCAGAAGGAGTACGCAGAGCGCGATGCAGATAAGCATGAGCAGCAAGCGTACGGTCAGAGTGTAGTGGATACTATTAACCGCGGCCGAGTTGCTATTCTCGGAGCTGGCTCAGAACTGGATGATGTAAATGGTAAGATGGTGCTGGCTGCGCTGAGAGGTAAGAACCCACTGAGCGCTCAGATGCAGAAGTTTCTAGATGCCGGTGAACTTGCGAAAGCTACTGGGATTAATATGTTCGGAGCATCTCCAAGTGCGGCTGCTTCTACTCTGGCTTCGATCCCTGCTGCACAACTGAATCCAACTCAGCTCCCAGTAAAGCAGCTACTCTCTGCCAGTGCGAGTATCGTTGGAACTGCAATGAATCCGAATGCGCTTCCGGGTAAGAACCCTAACCCAGCACTGATGGGACTTAATCCAAAAGATCCAGCTTCGGTAGCAGCTGCTATGGATGCAGTCTCGAAACAAACACTTGCAACCTACGCAGCGGAAGTTAAGCCGGGAGATGCAACTAACCCATATCAAATTCCCAGTATTAACTCTCTTGGCGCAAACTCACCTACGGTAGCTGCTCTCCCTGTGTACCAGAAAGTATTCGCACCTTTGATTAAGCAGGGCGTGCAACTCACAGATCCTAAGCAGATCATGAATTATGTGGGAGATGCAGTGGCGAAAGGTGTGATCACTCACGCGGAAGCAGTGGAACTTAGTACTGTGTACCATGTGGGAGTTAAAACGAATCTGGCGATGCGGAATCTGCCAGGATTTGGACTCACGCCATCTCTCAGCTACAATGCCTCAGTTGAGGTAGCTCCGGGATCATTCAACGAAAACCAAATTGTGGATCTCACTAAACCAGATGCGATCTCACGTGCATTGATTAAGCGACAGAGTAGTGTGCTGAGTGTAAAACTTCTTCCTGCTGTGAATAAGATGATCGGTAATAGTTTCCTCCACGCTATCGATGCAGGTATTGACGGTGCTGGTAGTGCTGGGAGTTCACTGAATCGTAGCTTTGATTCTATGTTCGCACCGCAACCAGCAGCTGCTGACGCGCTGAGCACTAAGGTGAATGAGATCACTGCTGGATTGGATACTGCAGTTGCAAATGGTCTACCGAAGAAAGCACCAGCTACACAGCAAGCTGTGCGTGGCTCTATCAAATACTAATACTGAGAGGTTTACATGGATAACTTATTCGATCAGACTGCAAATCCCAGCGGAGAAGTACCTGCGTATATCACTGCCGCAGATAATCACAATGTAGGTAACACGTTAGGTGGATCTTGGTTTGATCCTGATACGTGGGCTACGAATTTCAGCAACGCAGGTAAGTTCGTAGCTACCTCGATTCTTTCCGGTGCTGATTCAATTTATAATACCGCCACTACTGTAGGATCATGGGCGGGAGTTGAAGGTTCTGTACCTCACGATACCGGTGAGTGGATCACATCGCTGGATGATAATCTCGGGCAGTACTACGCCCAGAATCGGGAGGCAGTGGATCTTGCTGGATTCATCGCTACTAGTTTCATTCCAGGTCTGGGAGGTATTAAACTTCTAAACGTAGGACAGACCGCACTGAGAGCAGGACTTCGCACTGGAGCAATCGGAGGGAATCTTGCACGAGCTACTGGATTGTTGGTTCCAGAAACAGAGCTGTTCGTGAAACTCGCAGCGAAAGATATTGCAGCTTCCTCGAATGCAGTATCCATCGTGAATGCGAATACACTGAAAGCTCTGGGAGCTGGTACGTATCAGAACGTACTGGAAGCTGCGAGCTTCGAGATTGCAGTGCAAGCTACAATGGTTAAGTCTCCAGTGCTGGAACATCAGGATGCTTGGGACATTGCAAAGAATATAGCATTCGGTGGTTTGGTTGGTGGTGTACTCGGTGGAGCTATCGAAGGTGCTCGCAGTATCGGAGGTATTAAGAAGCTGGTAGGTACGGAACTCGCAGCCTCCAAACCATTCAGCTCGCGATTCATTTCTGCTGAGGCAGCACCTGCTGATCAGAAGATCATTCTCACAGCTGAGTCGCGTGATATGCGTGCGGTGCCAGTGAGTCTCGAAGGTGCAGCGTATGGTGTAGGTGATTCCAACGCAGCTGCGAATATGAAGTTGTATGTGAGCGCTGCCGAGAAAGATAACAACGCTATTCGCGGTGAGATCAATTCACTAGTTAAGGGTGGTGATGGTCTGGTGGGTAATATGGCTGCGGATGCTTTGCATGCTGCACCTGCTTCCCAGATGCTGGGAACTATGTTGGGCGCCCAAGAGATTGGGACTATCGGCACGCTCACGAAATTAGAGCAAGTGATGAACAAAGCGGCAAAAGCATTAGATATTGAGAGCATGCGTGGTATTGAAACTCGGTTCGTGAAACTCACAGGTGAAGGGATCGGAGAAGTAACTGATCGCGCACCTCTGCTTACCTCCATCGCGGATACTGTGAAAGTTTCAGCTGGGCGCAGCACTCAAGATGCTGTTCTGGAATCTGTGCGCGGATATAAGTTCTCACTCAAAGATTCTGCGTGGGATGCTGCTGCACTCACAGGTAAAACTTCGCACACTACTGCGGAAGCTCGGTACATCTGGGCGCAGAATATTCTCCCTGAAGTGAAAGCAGGTACGGTGATTCACCAGAATGATATCCCGCTGCTGGAACGAGTGCGCTCAGATTTGGCAAATGGTAAGGCAGTGGATTATAAAGTGAAATACTCCGATGGTTCCGTAGGTGATGGACTCAACGCTGTGAGTCTTGAAAAACATCTGGCTTCTGTGAAAGTACAAGTGGCCAATGACCTGATTGAATCTATGTCGCTGAGAGGTTCTATTCCTATCGAGCATGGCACAGAAGCTATTGCTCGTATCGTGAATGTGAAGCAGGCCTATCTGGAAGGTACTCACGCTGCTGATATCACTTCCGATCTATACGCTCGTCAAACTGCTAATGAGGTACATCATGCTGCACTTGTCGCTAAAGGTTTACGCTCAGCTGCTGAAGATGCAGCAGATACTGCATTCCTCCCATCCTATGCGAAAGTTGCATACAAAACTCAGAGCCTCATGGATATGGATGGTAACGTACTTGATGGCATGGTCTGGATTAAACAGCAACAACGCATGTACCAAGAATCAGCGGATCGTGTGTTTGCTAAGAATGCTGG